GCACGGCGGCGGCGGGGTGTTCACGAACGGCGCGGCCGGGGGCGCCGGGCAGGTCACGATCACCTACACGTACATCCCGCCGCCGGCGCCGCAGCAGAACAGCTCGATCCCGTCGTGGCTGTTCACCCCGTCGGCGACGCTGGCTGCCCGGGTGCTGTCCGGGCCGCTGCCGCAGCCGGTCACCGCGGCGGCCGGGTTCGCGGCCGAGATCCGGGCGGCGTTCGCCGGGTTCCCCGCCCAGGCCGTCAGCACGTTCACGACACCGGGCGCGGTCACCTTCACGGGACCGCCGGGCGTGACCACGGCCGACGTCGTGTGCACGGCGGGCGGCCAGGCGGGGACGACCGGGGGGATCACCAACGGGGCCGCGGGGGGAACCGGCGGCGAGGAGGCCGAGGAGCCCGCGCTGGCCATCACCCCGGACAGCACCTACGCGGGGTCGGTCGGCGCCGCGGGCGTCCCGTCCGGCGGACTGGGCGGCAATACCACGTTCACCGGCGACACGGCAACCGTGCAGGCGAACGCCTCCGGGTCGGGCAGCACGAACACGAACCATCACAGCGGCGGCTCCGGGGCGGCCAATAACGGCGCGAACGGCGGGGGCGGCGGGTCGGCGGGCGGCACCGCCCAGGCGGGCAACAACGGGGTGAGCATCGGGAGCACGGGCGGCGTGGCGGTGGCCGGGGGCGGCGCCGGGGGGGCAGGCGACACCAGCAACGCCGGGGCCACGGCAGGGTCCGCGCCCGGCGGCGGCGGAGGCGGAGGCCACGGCAGCTCGCAGACGGCCGGGGCGGCCGGCGGCGCGGGCCAGCTCACGATCACCTGCCAGCCCGGCAACAGCACCCTGCTGACCCTGGTGAACCCGCGCGGCCAGGCCGCCATCGCCGTCTGGGTGACCTCCGCCGGGCACTTGCAGCTGGCAAGTACCAGCGGCTATGGCACCCGCTCGCCGGCGTGGACGACGGTCGACGCCGGGATCGTGCCGTCCGGCCCGTTCCATGTCGTCGTCTCCGTCGCCGCGGCGGGCACCGCGACGCTGTACGTGAACAATGCGAACAAGGGGACGCTGACCCTCCCGGCCGGGGCCTCGTACTCCTGGCTCACCGTCGGCGGCGCGTACGGCTCGTGGCTCGGCGGCTGGAACGGCTCGGCGGGCACCGCCGCCGTCTATCCGGCCGCCCTGTCCAGCGCCCGGGTCAGCGTGCACTGGACCGCGGGCTCGACGGGCTTCACCGGCTCGTCCACCGGGACAATGATCAGCAAGATCGCCGCCTATGCGGGGCTGCCGGGCTTTTACTACACCCCGCCGTCCGGCCCGGCCGACCCGTCATACGGCCTGACGAAGGTCAGCTACTTCGACATCAAGGGCCAGAACCCGCTCACCGCGATGCAGGCCTGCGAGATGGCCGAGGGCGGCGTGCTGTCCGTGAACGCCGCCGGGCAGCTCGTCTTCGCCGACCGGGCCAGCAGGTACGCGGCGGGGTCGGCCGCGCAGCCCGCGTTCGTGCTGCAGGCGGGCCAGTACGAGCCGGACACCACCTTCAAGAGCAACGACCAGTACCTGTGCACCCGCGCCTGCTATGCGACCGTCAACATCCCCGGCGGCTTCCCGGTAATCAACACCGGCGCGCAGCCGGACTTCGGGACGTACACCGCTAATGCCGGGTCGGTGACGTCGCCGCAGCCCGCGCCGTTCGCCGACGCGACGGCCACGGCGGGCAGCTACAGCACCGATGACCTGATGGACGCGGGCTGGTGGCAGGCGAACGTCTTCGGCACGCCGGTGTCGCGTGTGCCCGCGCTGACCGTCGACCTGCTTACCCAGCCCGCCAGCGAGTTCTCGGTCGCCAGCTTCTACTCCCTGGACATCGGGTCGGCCATCCAGCTGGCCGGGCTGCCGTCGCAGGCGCCCGACGCGGCGGGCCAGCCGCTGTCGGCCTACCAGGTGGTCGAGGGCCTGAACGAGACCATCAGCCTGGCCGCGCACACCTGCCAGCTCTACACCAGCCCCCTGTCCCAGAACGCCGCCTGGATCCCCGGAGACCCGCTGCTCGGGGTGCTCGGCACCACGACCGCCGCGGGCCGCTCGCAGGCGCCCGCAGCGCTCGGTCCGCCGTATCCGGTGCCCGCGTTCGGCGGCAGCCTGAACCGGACCGGCTCCGTGGGCGCGCAGGATCTCCGCGGGCTGACCGTGTCCGTGCAGGACCGGCTGACGCCGCCGCTGGCCATCGGCCAGCAGCAGAACGCCCAGGTGATCACGACGCTGGCCGGGCAGGCGGTCACCTGGGACACGCTGCTGGCCGACACGGCGGGCGGCTTCGGCACCACGGTCACCTACACCATCCCGGCCGGGTTCGCGGGGTACTACTGGTGCGCCGCCGTCGTCCAGGCCGCTACGGGCACCGCCAGCCTGGGCGGGATCGCGGCGTGGTTCGCCGCGGTGCTCGGCGGTGTGGCCAGCCAGTGGCACGCCCGGTCGATCCCGTACCTGAGCAGCGCGCCGTACACGGCGGTGGCGATCGCCGGGCGGATCGGCCCGTGCGCGGCCGGGGACACCATCCAGGTGATCGCCGCGGCCGCGGGCACCTCGGCCAGCCTGCCGCTCGGCACCGCCGACGGCGGGTCCATGTTCACGCTGTTCTGGCAGGGGAGCTGATATGGCCGCGCGCTACTGGGTCCTGGTCACCGACGAGCTGATGGAGTCAGATCCGCAGTGGCCGGACGGATTCCGGCCGGTGGAGGGTGGCGGCATCGACCATCCCGGCGTGCGCCGGTGGCTGTTCGAAGACGATGACGCGCCGCCCGAGCTGGAAGGCAAGCTCGTCGAGGTGCACTCGGTACTGAAGGACGGCAAGCCGGTCATCGTGCGCAGGCCGCCTGGCGTGCAAACCTCATGGCTAGATCTCGCCGGGCAGGTGAATGCCTGATGGCCACCGTTCCGGTCGTGCCGACGTTCACCGCGGGCACCGTCGTCACCGCCGCCGCGCTCAACCAGCTCGGCGCCGCCGTCCAGTTCCTGCTCACCCCGCCGAAGGCCGTCCTGCAGCAGACCAACGTTGCCCCGGTCAGCGGCGGCCAGGCGATCGCCGCCACCACCGCGACCGCCATCATCTGGACGGTGGCCGTCAACAACGGCGACAGCGCCTGGTCGGCCGGCAGCCCGACGCGGTACACGAGCCAGACCCCCGGCTACTACCTGTTCGAGGGCGTGTGGCAGTCGACGGCCGAGCTGACCAGCGGCTACCGGGGCGCATTCTTCCGGATCACGACCGGCGCGAACAATCCCGGGGGCGCCGGGCTGACCACCTCGTTCGGCGCGAGCCGCGAGGCCAACGTCACCAGCGCCACGGGCATCAACTACACCGCCGTGGGCGCGGCGCTGATCTCCCCGTACCTGTACGTGCTGGACTACGTGGAGCTCATCGCCTACTCCGGTGCCGCTGAGACGACCGGGTTTACCGACGGCGGCAGCTACCTGAGCGCGACCCTGGTGAGCCTGTTATGGCCATCACCGATGCGCAATTCGCCAAGCTGCAGGCGCAAGTGCAGACGCAGCAGGGGCAGATCACGGCGCTGCAGCAGCGGTGCACGCGCCTGCAGAACGAGCTGAACGACGTCAAGGGCCAGCTGGCCAGGGTCAAGAAGGGGTGAAGGGCAGGGTGACGTGCTGACATGGCCGACGCTACGGGATATCGCGATAGCAGGCACGGGCCTGGCCACCGTGTGGTCCCAGCTGCTGCTGTGGGACCTGTCGGGGCGCACGCCGTCGGACGTGCTGCTGGCGGTGGGCCTGGCGCTGCTGGCGCCCGCGGCGAGCGCCCACGTAAGGACGGTCCTGGGCTCGGGCGAAGCTGGCTCGTCATCGCCATCATCGCCGCCACCGTCGGCGCCGTCCTCGCCGCGCTCGCAGCTACCGGAGGAGGGAACCTCTGGTGAGTGACGAGCCGATGACCCACGGGGCCAGGCGCGCCGCCGCGGTGCTGGTCCTGCTGACGCTGGCGCTAGCGGGGTCGAACCTGTTCTTCACGGCCAGCGAGGCGGCCAAGCTGCGCGCCGGGGTGCTGGCGTCGTGCGCGTTCGCCGCCGACCTGGGCGGCGCCCCGTTCCCGTCGTCGCCCGCGAAGGTGTCCAGGCTCGGCGTCGCCATCGTCGCGGACTCCCGCGCCCAGTGGCGGCACCTCGGCTGCCCCGGGCAGCTCGCCCCGCCGCAGCCGTCGTTCGTGAGATGGGCGCGGTACTACCACCTGCCGGACAGCTGAGCGAGCAGGCGGCGATGCGCACCCGGATGGAACAGCTCGAAAGCCAGCGGGCAAGCCGCGAGAAAGGAACCGGCAGGCCGCCCGGCCAGCCCGGCAGGATCACCATCAAAGAGGAGTAACCCGGAATGAGTTTCTACAGCGGAATCCCGAGCGAGCTGCTTTACTCGCTCCCGTCGCAGGTCACCAAGAACACCTACACCACGCAGGCTGTATTCTCCCAGCCCGCGACAGGTGCGGTGGCGGTCGTCCCGGCGAACTTCTTCGCCGGGAACCCCAACGGCATCGGCCGCGCCCTGCGGCTCACCGCGTCGGGCACGATCGCCACCACGTCGGCGGCGACGTTCCAGTTCGTCGTCGGCTGGGATCCGACCGTGGGCACGCTGGGCACGACCCTGGCGACGCCGTGGCCGACCCTGGCACCCACCGCGGCGACCACGTGCGTGTGGTGGCTCGACGCCGTCATCTCGGCGTCGGCGGTCGGTTCCGCGGGCCTGACGCTGAACACCAGCGGCTTCCTCCGCATGTCGGTCGTGGCGACGGGCACCCTGGCCACCAACAACCAGGAGATCCTGTTCGCCAACCAGTCCACGGGCCTGGTGTCCACCGCCCAGGCGGCGATCGAGTTCTGGGGCACCTGGTCGGCGTCGGCGGCGGGCAACACGACCACCCTGCAGCAGTTCATACTGGCTGGCCTGAACTAACCGTTCCCGTCTGCCTCCCCCGGGAAGGGGCGGGACCTGGTGGTTATCGCCGTGCCCCGTACCGGCAGCCGACGTGCGCGGCTGCCGGTACTGGCATGCCCTGACGGGAGATGCCGGTGGCGCTGACCTCACCCTGGACATACACCACCACCGACTACCAGGGCAACGTCCTCTCCGTCATGATCACCTTCGACAACACCCTGTTCACGATCCTGGGCATCACCACGCATAAAGACGCGGGGTGCATGTATAACAACTTTTACTTCGGGCTCGGCGCGGACGGCACCCCGAACACGTCCACGTCGCAGCTGGCGATAGCGCAGGGTGACAGCATCGCCGCCGTGCTGACGCTCAACGGGTTCGGGTTCACCACGATCCAGCAGGCACTGGCCGGGCAGACGACGGCGGGACCGTAATGGCGACGTTCACCGTCAAGGCCACCCAGGGCGGCGCCACCGCCAACGGGATGCTGCTGCGGGTCTTCGTCCTGACCCAGGCTGCCGCGACGCAGAACGGCGGCACCTCCGCCACCCTGATAGCCGGCCCCACCTCGACGTTTACCAACTCGGTCACCACTACCCAGACCGGGAGCCGCGTCTACGGCTCCAGCCTGGGACAATCCGCCAGCTTCACGAACTCCGCCGCCGCGGGCACCACGCTGGTCGACTCGGTAAACGACAGCACCAACGGCGACACGTACGTAACGTTCAAGGCCACGTCGCTGACCGGGACGCCAGGCGCGACCACGCTCGGGTACACCGACGGGTCGCACAGCAACGTCAGCATCTCGATGGCGGAGATCCTGGCCGCCGGAACCCTGACCGAGGACGGGTCCGCCCCGGCCGTGGTTACAACCACGTCCGCGACGACGGTGACCACGGCCAGCTTCACCCCGCCCGACGGGGCGCTGCTGGTCGCGCTCGTCTCCGCGGACGGCTCCGGCGGGTCGTCCACCACCATGTCCCTCTCGGACACGTCCGGCCTCAGCCTGACGTGGACCGAGATGGTGAAGGAAAATGCCGTCGGCAACGGCTACGCCGGGGTGTGGATCGCGCAGGTACCGGCTGCCGCCGTCGGCGGTGGCGGCCCGCAGCAGTCCCTCGCGCTACTGAAGACCGCCATCCAGATCCCGCAGTTCGCGCAGCAGGCGCCGCCGCCGCCGCCGCTGCCCGCGCCAGCCCAGGCGACGGCCTTCCTGCAGCGCGGCCTGTCCCAGTCCGCGCAGTCACCCCAGACCCCGCCGCCACCGCCGCCGCTGCCCGCCCCGCAGCACGCCGCCAGCCTCCTGCGGCTGGGCCTGCCCGTCTCGGCCCAGTCGCCGCAGGTGCCGCAGCCTGTCCCGCCACTGCCCGCGCCAGCCCAGGCCGCCACGCTGCTGCGCCTCGGCCTGCCGCAGGCGCTGCCGTCGCCGCAGGTCCAGCCGCCGCCGCCGCCAGGACCGGCGCCATCACAAGGCACGTCGCTGCTGCTGCAGGGCCTGCCGCAGCAGCAGGCGGCCGCCCAGCAGGCCGTGCCGCCGCCGCCCGTCGCGCAGCCGCAGCAGGCCCTCAACTTCCTGCTCCAGGGCCTGCCGGTTCCCGGCAACTTCTTCCAGGTGCCGCCGGTCATCACCCCGCCACCGCCAGCCGGAAGCAACCCCCAGGGCACCAGCCTGCTGTTCCAGCGGCTGCCGCAGCAGCAAGCCGCCGCCCAGCAGGCCGCGGCGCCCGCGGCGCTGCCCGCACCCCAGCACTCCGCCCTGTTCCTGCAGCTGGGCATGGCGACACCGGGGCACTACAGTCAGGCCGCCCCCGTCGCCCCGCCGGCCGTCCCGCAGCCGGGTCAGGCGCAGGCTGTCACCCTCGCCTGGCTGGGCCTGCCGCAATCCGCTCAGTCGCCGCAGGCGGCCCAGCCGCCGCCGCCGGGACCGGCGCCGCAGCAATCCCAGGCGCTGCTCATCCAGGGCCTGCTGGCCCAGCCGCAGTACAGCGCCATACCCCAGCCGCCGCCGCCCGTCGCGCAGCCGCAGCAGGCCGCCACGCTGCTGCGCCCCGGCATGCCGACGCCAGGGAACTGGTATCAGGCCACCCCCGTCATCGTCATACCGCCGCCGCCGCCGGGCCAGCCGCCCCAGGCGACGACCCTGCTGCGCCTCGCGCTGCCCGTCCCGGGCAACTGGAGCACCACGGCGGCCCCGCCGCCCGCACCGCTCATCGACCCGAACCTGCTCGCCGGGGCCATCACCGCCGACCTCATGGCGGGGGCGGTCACCACTGACCTGATGGCCGGGGCCATCACCACCGACAACATGGCCGGGAGCATCACGTGAGCGTCCAGCAGAACCTGTCCGCCGTCGCGGGCAACGACCTGAAGTGGCACGTCGCCATCACCCTGGCCGGGGAAGAACTCGACCTCACCCTGTACACGCCGCTCGCCGTCCTCAAGGCATCGGCCACCAGCAGCGACGCCAGCGGCACCACCTACGGCATCGGCTCCGGGCTCACCTACACCTTCAGGACGTTCGGGAAATTCGACTGGGTCATCCCGCGCGCGAACACGGTGCCGTCCGGCGTGATGTGGTACCGCATCGACATCGACACGGCGGCCAACGTCACCGCGATGTACGGGAACCTCACCCTGATAGCAGCCTGAAGGAGACACCATGACCGTGCGCGGCATCGACGTCAGCCGGTGGCAGGGCGACTTCGACTGGCGGCAGCATCCCGGCCTGTCGTTCGGCATGGCCAAGGCCACCGAATGGGACGTCACCGACCTGGAGTTCAGGCACAACTGGGACGGCATGTGGGCCTACCAGGCCGACCACCGGATGCCCCGCTTCGCCTACTGCTTCTTTCACGCCAGCATGGACCCGGTGCAGCAGGCCGGGCACCTGGTGACCGCCGCGAAGCAGCACGGGCTGCTGATGGGCGATAACTTCGTCCTCGACCTCGAGGCCACCAACCCGGACACCGGCCTGAACGACGACCTCCCGCCGCATGTCGTCGCCGAGCGCGGGATCAGGTTCCTGCACGCGGTCAACCAGCTGGCCCCCGGGCACCGGGTCCTGGTCTACAGCTACCCGGCGTTCATCCGCGCCGGGAACTGCGCGGGCATGGGCGCATGGTACCTGTGGATCGCCAACTACCTGGTCAGCAAGCCCGAGGTCGGCCCGCCGTGGGACCGGTGGACGTTCTGGCAGGACGGCGACAGCCCCATCGACACCGACCGGTTCAACGGGGACCTGGCCGCGCTGTACGCCTTCACCCGGATGCCGGACCGGCGCTAGGCATGTGCCGGTCACACTGGTAGCCATAGCCGCCCTCTATCCGCTGGACCTTGCTGCCCTTCCTGAAATGCTCGCCGCACACGCTGCAGAAGGTCATGAAGACATCGGGGTTGACGACCGTCATCCACGGCCCGACGCCGGTGAACTCAGCCGAGCCTTCAGCCATGGCACCACCTTAGAGTTACGGGGCAGAGGGCGGGCACATCTGTGGGGGGGGTAGCCAGAGTGCCCGCCCGCGCCCCCGCACGCCCGGCCGGCGCGGGGTGACCGGCCGGGCGCATCCTCACCCGGGCAGGGACTTCAGGCCGTCCAGCAGCTCCAGCTTGTCCAGCAGCTGCGCGAGCGAATCCCGGGTGATGACGGTGACCCCGTCCTCCTCGCGGAGGATGGCCTCCCAGAAACTCCCGAAATAGGCGACACTCCAGCCCGGGCGGTCATGCAGCCACGAGGCCAGCCGGGGCACCTGCTCCGAATAGTCGGGCTCGCCCCGGACCACCTCGGCCGCCAGGTAGTGCGGCATGATTCCCCCTCGGCTCGACGGCACAGGAGTCCCACCGTACGCGGGGATGGACATGTACGTCTATGCTCGCCCCGGCCAGGGAATGCTTACCCCTGCCCGTCTACGCTGAGCCTGTGGCGGATGTGGAACGAGAGACCATTGATTACGGTGTGGCTGAGCCGGTATGGAAGCAGCTCGCCGCGATCCTGCGCCGCCGCATCCGCGCCGGGACCTACGAGCCCGGCCGCATGATCCCGTCAGAGAAGCAGTGCGAGCAGGAATTCGGCACCGCCCGCGGCACCTGCCGCAAGGCCGTCGCCCAGCTGCGCGACGAAGGGCTGATCGTCACCGTCGCCGGGCGCGGCAGCTACGTGGCCGATCCGCTGCCGGAGGACGAGGGCGCCTGACGGTGCTCCGGGCAGAGCCACCAGCCATGCCCGGCCTCAGCGCCGCACACGCGGCAGACGTGATAGCCGAAGCTGCACTCGTAGCAGTCGAACACCGGGAGCTGGTCAGAAGTCATAGGGCGCATCCAGCCGGGCATCGCCGTACGAGCCCGCCAGCACGTCCGCGCCGGTCCCCCGGTACGCGTACGGCTTCCGCACCTCCAGGGCGGTCAGCAGCTCCTCGTCCGCCTCCGCCAGCTCCCGGTACCACTCCCACGGCGGCCCGGTGTCCGGCATGATCTCTGCGCTCAGGTCAGGCACCGTCGCCGCCTGTCTCCTCCGGGCGGAGGTTGTACGTCTGGTAGTCGTCGCAGTAGCCAGGGCAGTTGCAGCCACCGCAAGCGAAGCAGTGCTGGTGGCGGCACTGAAAGAACCCCTGGTAGTCGTAGCAGTCTTCGTCGTGATCGTGGTCGCACGGTTCCCGGTCGTCACCAAGATCGACATCGACGTCGTTAGCGCGGAGCGGGCGGTCAGGCACCTCCGGCCTCCGTGATGTCCGCGGCGGCCTTCCGGATCGCGGCGGCCAGCTCGCGGTGCTGCCCCGGGGTGGCGGCGGCGAGCGTCTCGACCAGGCCGGCCAGGTCCTCCGCCCGGTGCGGGCGCAGCTCGACGTGATACGTCCTGCCCTTCCCGCGCACGGAGCCGGTGACGGCCACCACCGGGTTGCCGGCGTGATGCGGGCCGAGGATGGCGCGGGCCCAGACGTCGCATTGCGCGGCGGGGAAGTAGGGGCCGCCGCTGCCGACGCAGATGGGGGCCATGGCGTGATCGGCGTCGCACCACGGCGGGCAGTCGGCGTCCAGGTACGGGTTACGGCGGGGTGCGGTGGTTTCGGCGGTCATTGCGGTGACTCCTGACTGGCGGCTAACTAGATATCCCCTAACGGGACAGCTCGCCGGAGCTTCCCGTTAGGGGTGTACTCTGACGGGATGAACGTAGCACTCGTGATCGCGGCTGTCTACTTCAGGTGCAGTGCCGACCGCAACGACCAGGCCTCGGTAGAAGAGCAGGAAGAACTGGGCGACGCCAGGTGCGGGGCCGAAGGCTGGGCCGCGCGCAAGTACCGGGACAACGACCGTAGCGCATCCCGGTATGCGAGGAAAGACCGGGACGACTGGCCCCGGCTCCTCGCCGACCTCGAGGCCGGCCTGTTCGGCGTCATCTGGCTGTGGGAGTCCTCGCGGGGCGACCGCAAAGCCTACGAGTGGCTCGGGTTCCTCGAGCTGTGCCGGGCCCGCGGCGTCCGGATCTACGTCGAGACCCACGGGCGGCTGTACGACATGCGCAACGCCCGCGACTGGAAGACCCTGGCCGAGGATGGCGTGAACAACGCCTACGCCAGCGAGGAAACCTCGCTGCGCGTCAAGAGGGACCTGGCCAGGAACGCCAGGAAAGGGCGCCCGCACGGCCCCGCCGGGTACGGCATCCGCCGCGTCTACGACGAGGTCACCGGCAAGTACGTCCGCCAGGAACCCGACCCGGAAACCGGCCCGGTCGCCGCCGAGATCATCACCCGCGTCGCGCGCAGCGAAGCCCTCATGGCCATCAAGGCCGACCTGGAGGCCCGCGGCATACCCGGCGCGGGCGGCGGCGCGTGGGACCGGCAGACGATGCGGCAGATCGCGCTGAACCCCGCCTACGCCGGGTTCCGCCGCGGCCCGGACGGCGAGCTGATCCCCGCGTGGACCCCGGTCGTCGGCGCGGAGATCCACCGGGCCGCCGTCGCCGTGCTCGAAGGGCGGTTCAGCAAGCGCCCCAGCAGGCACCGGCACCTGCTGTCCTACCTTGCCCGGTGCGGCCACTGCACTGACTCGCGCAACGTGCTGGCGGTGTACTCCAGCCGGCGCGGCGCCGTCCTGTACCGCTGCCGGGCGCACGGCTGCGTCAACGTCGGCGCCGCGTGGCTCGACGAGCTCGTCACGCTCGCCGTGTGCGGCGCCCTCTCGCAGCCGGGCGCGGCCGGCGTGTTCCGGCCGGACAGCGGCGAGGCGGCACGCTACCGGGCTGAGGCCGCCGAGGCGCGCGCGCAGCTGGACGAGTGGGTGAAGGCCGGCGTCTCCGCCCGCGCCTACGCCCTCAAGGAAGCGCAGCTGCTGCCGCGGATCGAGCGCGCCGAGCAGGCCGCGGCCCGCTCGGCTGCGCCCCTCGCGCTCGCCGGGCTGCTCGGCGCGGCCGACGTGCGCGCCGCGTGGGATGCCCTCGGCCTCCCGGCGCGCCGCGATGTCATCCGCGCCCTGATGGACGTCAGCGTAGCGAAGGCCGCCAGCCAGGCCCGCGCGGCCCGCACCGACCCGGAGCGCGTCGTCATCGAGTGGAAGCGCGCCTAGCGCCGCGCCAGCCGCCACACGCCGTAGCTGATCCCCAGGATCACGTCCGCCACGGCCCACAGCACGACCAGGAGCCCGGCCCCGATCGCGGTGCCAGCCTTGCCGCCCGTGCCGTAGTCGCTGACACACTGGCTGAACGGGAGGTACTGGTCCGGGTGCGCATGACAGTACGCGACAGCCTGGGCATGGACATCGCTCCCGCCGGCGATCTGAACGATCAGCAAGATGACGAACAGCACCTGGATGGCCAGGAACACCCACGGGAAGATCCGGCGGCGCCTGCGGCCGACCGGGTCAGGCGGCCCCGGCTGGAATGCGTGGACGTACGGCGGCCCGGGCGGGTACTGCGGGCTGACCATGTTCTGCAGGAACTCGCCTGCGCTGTCCGGCTGCTGCGGTGACATGCACAGGTGACGCGGGCCGCGGCCGGGCGGTTGGCACGGGTAAGGACAGGGTCACCGCGGGGTTAGCTCTGGGTACTCTTCGCGCGCTGGAGGCTTGCCGCCTTGCGGCGCTGGATCGCCTTCGGGCTGGCGATCGAGTCGAGGTCCGGATTGGCCTCCCTGGCCCGCTTCTGGAGGCTGGCCATCTGCTCGTCGCTGATCGTGTTGTTCTTCCTGCTGAACAGTCCCATGGTTCTTTCCCCTCTAACTGAGTTAGATATTGAACTCGCGGCCCGGCTGAGGCTAACCATGCGCTGGCCTGCGGAAACGCGCGGAAGTTAGGTGCCATGGCCAGTTAGGCCGGCCGGCTGGCGGGGCCTGCGGGAGCGGTTCCGGGTACAGGGCGGCCATCTAACTCACTCCCGGCCGGCCAGCGCGCGGCGCAGGTCCGCCGGGTCCAGGCGCAGCACGTTCCCGGTGTTGGTCACCCGCACTCCCTCGTCGTCGAGCAGCTCCCGCAGGCGCACCGCGGTCAGGCTCCGGTACGCGCCCCACGCGGGCGCGAGCTTCCGCAGCCGGGCCGGGAGATCGGCGAGCTTGACCCGCTCGTCGCCGGTCACCTCGTCTAGGTCCTCAAGGAGATCCCGCGCCTCGATCGCGGCGGGCGCGCTGGCCCCGGCGCGGGTGCCGCGGGCCACCCCGGCGCACGCCCGGGCGATGACATCGGCTGCGGCGTCGAACCCGGTGTCGTCGTCGACCTCGACGTAATACCACTTCATGATCTCGAACTGGGCGTCCGAGACGCCCGTGATCAGGCTCCGGCCGACGTCGCGGCCGGGCCGCAGCTCGGTCGCCCGGATGCCCGCCGCGAACGACCCGTCGCCGAGGAAGCCGTCATTCGCGCGCCATGTCTTGACGGCGAAACAGCAGTTCACCGATACGAGGCCGACCAGCTTGGGGGGGATCGCGTCCTTCCTGGCGTCCTGGGTGTCATAGCCGGTCCACACGGCTGTCTTGCGGGCCCGGCGGATCGTCTTGACCGCCAGCTCGGTGGCCTCCTCGCCGTGATCCTTGTCGCCGAACAGCTCATGGCACTCGCTGAACAGGGCCAGCTTCGGCCGCAGCTCCGGGTGCCGCTCGGCCAGCTGGCGCGTCACCTTCTTGGCGCCGAGGTCGGCCAGCATCTGCTCGCGCTGGCCGACCTCGGCGTACAGCTCGTGCAAGGTGGCCATCGCGGCGTCGACCTGCTCGTCCTCCGCGCCCTTGACGTACCGGGACAGGCGCGGCCGGTAGGAGTCGAAGTCGCCGTTGTAGGCGAAGACGTGCACGATCAGCTCGGCCAGCGGGTCGAGCGCCGCGCCGAGGAACACCAGGCGGCAGGCGTTCGACTTACCCTGGCCCATCAGGCCGCCCGCCACGAAGTTGTTGCCGACGACGGGGAGCAGGAGCTCGGCGCCGCGCGGGGAGACCCCCACCGGGACGCCCGTGAACACGTCGGCGGTGCCCTCGTGCAGCAGCGGGTACTCCGGCGCGGGCTTGTCCAGCACGCCAGGGTCGGCGACCCACAGCGCCACCGTCCCGGCCGGCCCGACGCCGCCCCGCTCGGCGTTCGTCGGCCAGCATTCGACCTGCGCCCTGTGCAGGTTCCGGGCGAACACCGGGTTCCTGTCGGCGATCATCTCGGGCGTGACGCCGAGAGGGACGCCGAACACCGCGGAATAGCCGCGGCCGTCCCGGACCGGCAGGGTGTGGAACGTGGGGCGCCACCCGTCCTTGAAGGCCTTCCGCAGGTCCGGGATCGGGGTGTGCTGCAGCGCCAGCACGATCGTGTCGGCGGTGATGACCATGCCGCCTTCCTCCTCGTCCGCCTTCGCCGCCGCGGTCCACCCGGCCGCCGCGGCGTAGCCCCTGCCCGTCCACCACAGGGCGCCCAGGGCGATCCACGGCAGCGACAGCACCACCGGCCCCCAGCTCACTGACAGCGCGATGGCGATCCACCCGGCGATGCGGGCGGCCAGCTTCACGGGGACGGCCACCTCCGCGATGTGGCCCCTCGCGATGGCGAGCAGCGTCCCGGTGGCGGCCAGGATCAGGAACAGGCCGAACGCCAGCTTCGGGAGCTGCAGGAGCAGCTCGGCGGGCACCCGGATCATGTCGGTGCGGCGCTCGTGCCGGTCCTTCCGGAACGCGGCCATCCGCTTCTCCCACTCCAGCGCCGACTCCTGGTCGCCTTGGGCCTCCGCGATCCGCAGCCACCGCTCGTAGCGGGCGGTCGTGCGGGAATCCCACAGGCGCTTCGCGACCACGGCCGCGCCGAGCGGGATGTAGCCCAGGTGGCGGCCCGCCGCCCTGGTGCGCTCGTGCCGGGCGACGGCGCGGGCGGCATGGATCACGCGGGCCGGGCCGGACGGCGGGGCCTCGACGATCACGCCTTCGAGGATCTCCGGCTCGACGTCGCCCCGGCCGCGGACGGCGGGCAGGTTCCGTGCGGTGCCGTCTTCCGGGGGCTGGCCGTCATCGGGCAAGATGGTCACGCTCCTTCGGGAGTGGAACCGGGCCCGGGTGCTGGTCTTGGCTGGCTCTGCCCCGGGCCCGGGGTCTAGTGGTTACGCGGCGGGCGGCTCACCCGCCTCCGGTGCATGCTGGCCGTTGAGATTCCCGACCAGCGCGGCCACCCTGGCGCGCGGCTGGCCGAACGCGGCCGAGAGCTGGCGCTGCGACGGCGCGGCGTCCAGGCAGTCCCGCCCGTGCAGGTACGCCGTCACGACGGCCTCGTCAGCCGAGCTGGCCACCGCGTGCGGGCAGTGGTCATCCCTGGTATCCGGCTGACCGCCGCGCGCCAGCCGCACGATCCCCATCAGGGTTTCCAGGGACAGCACGAAAGCCACCGGCGGCAGGCTGGCGACCAGCGCCCCGCCTGCACCGTGGACGCTCCCGGCCACCACGTTCATGGCCACCGTCGCGCCGATCCCGACCGCCAGTGACAGCATGGCCAGCGGCGGCTTGCGGGCCCGGTTCCGGATCGCGTCGAGCAGCGCCAGCGACGCAGTCAGGATCATCAGGTCGGCCACCAACGGGATCAGGCAGGCCACCGTGCCCGCGCTGCCCGTCATGTGGACGACGGACAGAGCATGCAGATAGGACACGATACCGGTGATGACGGCGAGCGCGGCCAGGCTCAGGCCGGCCAGCAGCCGGATCAGGCCGTCGTTCACGCCCTGCCCGCCTCCGGCCGCAGCCGCAGCCCGCCGTCCCGCAGCAGCGACCGCGCCAGCCACAGCACCACCGCCGCCAGCGCCAGCACCACCGCCACGGCCACCACGCCGAGCACCGGCTCAGGGCCGAGCGCGGGCAGGCGCACGGTGGTGCGCGCCGACACGATCAGGCCGGCCAGCGACACCGCGAGCCACGTCAGTATCGTTTCCATTGGTCCTCCTGGTTGCGCAGGGGGTCAAGTCCCGGCCGCGGTGGTCACTCACCCCGGCCGGGGCGCTTCAGTTATCCGTGACGGCAGTCGCTGTTGCACGGGTCGGCCAGGCCGTGGGCGTGCCGCTGGACAGTGGCTGTGCCGCCACTGCCGCCCAGCTCCTTCACGCGCTCGTACCATTCGACCGGCACGAGCACGGCGGCGGGCTTGTCATACCGCAGCACGTAGACGTGAGCGCCGTCGCGGGCGATCTCGTCGAGCAGGTCACGGAGCTTCGCCCGCGCCTCTTCGCTGCGCACCCAGCGGTCGGTCTCACGATCCATGCTGTAAGTCAAGCATGGGTTGTACAGGACGGCAAGCGGAGGTAAGGACAAGCTGGCCGCCGGGTAAGCGCGATGTGGGCTATCTCACTCGCGAAAGTTGTTGGCCGCCCCCTGGCCTGCGGCTTCTCATCTCCCGCCGACAGGATGGGTAAGGACAACGTCACCTCCCGGATAGCTACCTCATGTGCGACGCAAACGCTACGTTGTGACGTCTTGGGCACTTTGGGGAGGGGAGCGGGCAAAGTAAATGAGCGGGACCGGGCGCGAGGGGAAGCGCCGCGCAGCCGGATGGGCATTCTGGGGACTCGCCGCCGCGTCATGGGCGGCCGTCACCGCCATCGACCTGGCCGGCCTGGCGGATGACATCCTGGCCGACGCGCGGATCATGGCCGCCGTCACGACGCTGGCGGCACTGCAGTACCTCCTCGCGCTGCAGGCCGGGCGGGCCGCCGGGCGGCTGGACAGGACCTACCGGGCCATCGCGCGGAACGTCAGGGCCCGGCCGGACGACCCCGAGCCCACCCCGCCCGTGGGCTTCCCCGCGCTGCGGAAGGTGTCCGGGCCCATGGTCAGGCCGGACGCTCCCGCCCCGCCCGCCGGGCAGCACGCCGGGCGGCATACTCGTCGCGGGCTTCGCGCGACCGCTCGATGAGGTCGCGCCGGATGTGCAGCGGGAGATCCGGGTCGCCCGCGACCTGGCCCTCCCACTCCTCACGCCAGGGCTTCAGGTCGGCCAGCGGATCCGGGGCGGTCCCGGGCCCGCCGTCGAGGGTGACGCCCAGCACGTCTTCCAGGGCTCCTATCGAGTTGCGCGGCGACGTCCTGCCGTTCTCCCAGTTGTCAACGCTCTTGATGTTGACGCCCAGGGCGTCGGCAAGCTGGCGCTGCGTCCAGCGCCTGCGCTCCCTGGCACGCTTGATCGCGGTCCCGATACGGGTGTCGGTGGCCATGACTGCATTGTGATGTCCGTTTCTAGGCAAGTCAAGGCAACACTGTGAAGGTTTAGGGAATCGTCAGACGGTAGTGTCCGGCAGCTGGTGCTGACGAGAGGGGGGCGCCGGCGGGTTCATGAGGTCCCGGAGGAGATTTGAGGCCGGGACAAGGACGCCCCATGTCGGATGAGAACCCTTCGCCCCGCCGTTCTTGACGCGCCCAAGGGTGTAGTAGTAGCGGGCAACGGCTTTGAGGCGGTCTACCGGCGCGAACACGACAACCTCGGTAGACAGCACCAGCGCCCAGACCTCCGCTTCGGTAGTAGAGATGCCGCTCGCCTCATACTTTCCGAAGTAGCGGCAGCTGTATTCGATGTAGAGATTCCCCGTCCTGGCTGCCCAGATGGCTGTATTCGATGTAGAGATTCCCCGTCCTGGCTGCCCAGATGTCGGTTTTAGACGCCGAACAGCACCAGCTCAGTGGACACGCGGAAGTAGTTCCCCATCCCCATCTGCGGCTTGACCCAGACCAGGTAGGTCTTGTAAGTGAAGTCCCACGCCTCCATGACCCTGAACGCCTCGGGCAGGTGGCCGGCCGTGGTCCACAGGTACAGGTGCGCCTGGCCGGCCGCGCGCTCACGGGCGATGTCCAGCTCGCACAGCTCATCGATCGTCATCGTCTGGTAGTGATCTTCGGCCGCGCCGCGCGTCGAGGTGTTGCCGTACCGCCAGGGCGGGTCGGCCACGATGGTGGCGTACTGGCCTTCGGGGACCACGGGCACGGCGGTGACCGGGGAGTCATCGGCAGGCCCGGCCAGCGCGACGTTCACGACCTGATACCAGGAGCCGAACTGTGTCATGGCATGACACAGTTCGGCCTCAGTCGGGAAGCGCTCGGCGAACCGCACGCGCCGCTGCATCTCGACCCGCTGGCAGCCGGTCAGCTCGGCAACCTGCTTGAGCAGGCCGTTCGGCAGCCTGCCCTTGCCGTCGCGCCTGGCCAGCAGCTCGCGGCCGAATTCCCACCGCGCCCGCAGGCCCGACCCCTCCGCGTCACTCACCCGCGCCTCGATTCGCACCAGGCGCTCGATGCCGAGGTCGGTGACTTCGGCTGCTTCCGTCAATTTTCGTCTCCCGCCTTAGACATGCTGTGAATGCCTTGACGGGTTACTCTAACTTGCGTAACGTTCCTTCGCACGGAAACACGACGCAAGGCCCGAGGAGGCCCCGTGTACCTATCGGCAGCGGAAGCCTGCGAACGCTTGCGGCTGTCGCGGGAGACACTCCGCAAGCTCATTAAGTCGGGGGACCTGAAAGCGCATAAGACCAGCCCAGGGCGCACCGCGCCCTACCGCATCAGCGAGCAGGCGATTGACGAGTACCTGACGCGGCAGACGGCCGAGGCCGCGCGATGACGACAGATGAGTGGCTGGCCAGGGTGCTCGCGGACCGCCCGCCGCTGTCCCCCGCGCAGATCGCCGTCCTGCGCCCGGTCTTCGCGCCTGTGCTCCACCACATGAGGAACGCGGCCCCCGTCACCGCAACGGAGGCCGCGCCCGCAATGCCCGCACCGAGAGATCCCGTCAGAAGGAGCTGACAATGAACAACGATAACAGGCTCGAACCTGAGCCGCTGATGACCGCCGCAGAGGTCGCCGCCGCCTTCCGCGTCGACGAGAAGACCGCCATCAAGTGGGCGAGAGAGGGGAAGATCGATGCCTTCAAGACCCCCGGCGGCGGCTGGCGCTTCCCCGAGACCGTGGTCCGCGCGGCACTGAACGGCGGCCGGCCGTGACGCCCGCCGCCGGCCCGGCCGCGCGGATCGGCATCGGCCGCCATGGGGGCGGCGACCTGTACTGGTCGCCCCAGTGCGGGAAAGTCCCCGTCATCGGCACCGCCGCCGTCATCCTCGGGTGGACCGTCGACGGCTTCCCCGTCACCCTGGTCACCGCGTCGCTGGAATGGCTCGACGACCTGGAGGCCGCGGTCCGGAACGCGCGGGCCCAGGGCATCGTCGAGGCCGGGATGGCGGTGCGGACGTGAACGGCAACCCGTACACGGTGCCCGCCATCGTCCTGTGCGCGGCCATGCTCATCACCACCATCGCCGGGCTGTACTGGGTCAGCACGCGCCGGGACCGCCAGCCGCCCTACCGGCCCGGGCACACGCACCGGGCCGTCCGCGCCCGCCTCCGCGCAGAGAGCGGAGCCCCGCGCGACGTCACCGGTCCGGAGGGCCGCCGGTTCATCGAGGAGCTGCACCAGGACCTCGGCAAGCCGCCGCCGGACTGGCGGGACGAGAAGCCGGGCGGGATCGTCCAGTTCACCGGGACGGTCGACGCCGCCACGCTGGCCAGGGTCCGCGACGTGCTGGCCGGGCTGCCGCCGCCGCCGGACTGGTGGGACGAGGATGCTCCGGCGGGCCGCATCGAGATCCTCACCGGGCCGGGCGCGGCGATCCGCCAGACCTCGGAGGTCACTCTCGGCGTGCTGGCCAGAGTGCGCGACCGGCTGGCCGGGCTGGGCCGCGAGCCGGAGCCCGATGACACCGCGCACGACCTGCACGCCGTGGCCACGTGGGGCAAGACCGCGCCCGAGCTGGCCGACGAGCTGGCCGCGAGGTACCTGATATGACCGGGCCGGAGCACTACCAGAAGGCCGAAGAGCTCCTCGCGCACGAATGCGGCGTGGACTGCTTCGCGGGACACCGGGCGTGCGCGCGGCAGGACGCCATGGTGCACGCCATGCTCGGCCTAGCCGCCGCGACGGCCGACCCGTGGGGCGACGACGACAACGCCTGGCGCGAGGTGACCCGGTGAGCCCGCTGCTGGCCGCCGCCCTGGCCGTCTGGGCCGCCATGGGCGCCGTCGCGATAGCCGTGACCATCGGCGCGGGAGCGATGCGGCGGGTGCGCGGCGCCGCCGATCTTGAGGCGCTCGTCGACGCGACGCGGGAGTGCGCGCAGTGCACCCGGTTTCTCGGCCCGTGCACGTGCGCGAAGTACTGCGGGGACATCTGCTGCCTCGCCGAGATGGAAGTCCTCCGCATGCCGTCACCGCCGCGATTCACCGGCCGGGATTCAAGGGAGCTGTCATGACCGCAACCGAGATGGAGCCCTACGCGGGCGGGCAGATCGACGGATACCGGGCCGGGATGGTCATGGCCCCGGAGGACGCCAAGGCCCTGGACGATAAGCTCCGCGCCTGCATGACCGCCGTGCTCCGCGAGGGCACCGACTACGGCGTCATTCCCGGCACCGGCGGCGAGAAAGCCCTGCTCAAACCCGGCGCGGAAAAGCTGCTCCAGTGGTTCGGGCTCGGCTTCAGCAACGACCGCCAGGAAGTCGAGCGCGATGAGGACGGCCGCAAAGAGGGAGTTAACTACCGGTGCACCATCACCAGGGCGCTCCCCGACGGCCGGGTTATCCCCGTCGCGACCTGCGACTCGTACGCCGGATATGACGAGGACAAGTTCTACAAGACCGCCGAGCAGGTACAGCGCAAGGCCGAGGAGAATGAACGGTTCTTCGCGCAGAAGGACAGGCGGCCGCCCAGGCCGACCAGGTGGCAGGGCCTGCCCGAATACCGGGCGCCATGGCACAACCTGCTGATGATGGCGCAGAAGCGCGCCATCGTCGGCGCCGCGAAGTACGCTACCGCCGCGTCCGGGCTGTTCGGCGATGACCCCGACGACACGGCCGCGCAGGACCCTGGCGAGCGGCCCGCCGCCCGGCAGCAGCCGCCGGCGGATGATGACGGCTGGCCGGACGGGGCGACTGCCCAGCCCGGCAATGACGGGCGGCCGTGGTATGACGACGCGATCAAGGAGGCCGCCGCGTTCACGACCGAGGCGGCCGGGCAGAAACTCTTCCGGGAGGCCGCCGACGCGGCACGCGACGGGCTCTGCACGCCCGGCCAGGCCGGCCACGTGCAGAATGCCGTCACCGCCCGCATCAAGGCCCGGCGCAAGCTCGCCGCCGCCAGGATCCTGGAACCCCTCGCCGAAGACGACCCGTGGCGCGACAAGATCCTCGGCGGCCTCGACAGCGACGAGGAAGCCCGCGCCGCGCTCGCCGAGGTGCAGCAGCTGCTCGGCGCCGGACAGGTGGACGACAGCCGCGCGCAGCTGCTCGGCCGCGCCATCATCGCCCGCTTCCCGAAGGCCGCCATAGCGGGCGAGAGCGATGGGTGACCCGCACGTCCGCGTCGTCGGCCGCCTGGCGGACGAGCAGGGCCGCGAGGTGATCGTCGGCGTCGACTATGACACGGTCACCCTGCGGACCCTGCACACGCGCACTGACGGCGCCGTGACGCTCGCCTCGCACCAGGCCGAGGAGTTCGCGCAGATGTACGTCGCCGCCTGCTGGGAAGCCGCCGCACAGCGCAGTGACGACATGACGGACGCCCAGCGCGCCGAGCTGGCCGCGGCGGCGGAAGAGATGTGCCTGGCCGACCGCGGCGGGCCCGCGCACGACCAGGCATGCAGGGCGGTGCCCGGTGGATGACACCCACGAGTGCCCGCGCGACGGCTGCACCCGCCGCGTCCCGCCCGGCATGCTCATGTGCCGCGCGGACTGGCTGCGCGTCCCGGTGCCGTTCCGCAAAGCGCTCTACGCGGCGTGGGACAGCGGCCGGGGCGCGGGCACTCCGGCCCACCGGGCGGCAATGCTGGCCGCGATCCAGGCCGTCAACGAGGCACTGGCCGCACCGTCGCCGCCCAAGCCGACGTTCGCCGAGTTCGTGCGCGGCCTGCTCGGCGACTGCATCGACCATGAGCAAGAACAGCACGGCAGGTGCGTCTGGTGCAAGCCATGCGGCCGACGCCTCTACCAGGGCACCAAGATGACCGCCAGCGAGCGCGCCGAGCTGAAGGAAGCGCTCGCCGGGCCCGGACAAGCAGAAAGGAAATAACCGCATGGCCAGGGAAGGCCGCACCGTCGACCGCGATACCGGCGAGGTGACCCAGGGCACCGTCCGCCCGTTCGCCGACGTCCTGCGCGACCTCGGGAAAGGACAGGTCGCCGACGAGGCCGCCGTCCTGCTCACCGACCTCGTCCAGGCCGTCGTCACCTACGGCAAGAAAGGGCACTTCACCCTCACGATCACCGTCGCCCCCTTCAAGGGCTCCACAGACCAGGTGTCCGTGTCCGCGATCGCCAAATCCAGCCCGCCAGCCGCCGACCCCGTCGCCGCCCCGTTCTTCGTCGGCGACGGCGGCAACCTCACCCGCAACGACCCCCGCCAGGACGCCATGTTCGAGCTCCGCGAAGTCGCCAAGCCAGATGCAGACCTGAGAGACGTGAGATGACCGAGCACACCGAAGTCCAGGCCATCATCGAGACGGCCAGGCTGTCCACTGAGCCGCATCCGGTCGAGGCGGGCGGCCTGTACGTCGTGCCGACCGCGCACGGCCACACCGTGGTCGACCTCACCGGCGACCGGTACCGCGAGTATCCGCAACGCAAGCGCGGCACCGTCACCGTCAGCGACGTGGCCAGCTTCGCGCACTACTACAGCCGCCACGCCGACGGCGACACCGAGGTGTTCGCCGACATCAAGGCGACCGCCGTCACCGCCGTGCTCGACGCGCACCGCCGCCGCGACCCGGACGGCGACGGCGAGCTGTGCGAGGCGCGCTGGCAGGAACACCGCCTGGTCCTGCAGCTCGAGGTCACCCCCGAGTGGGCCGCCTGGACGCGGCAGGACCGCCAGCAGATGCCCCAGGGCACCTTCGCCGAGTTCATCGAGGACCACGTCGGCGACATCGCCGCCGACGGTCCCTGCACGGGCGCTGACCTCCTGGAGATGGCCCAGCAGTTCCAGGCGCACACCAAGGTCGAGTTCAAGTCCGGCGCGCGGCTCGCGGACGGCCAGACGCAGCTCACCTACATCGAGACGGTGGAGGCCAGCGGCGGCCAGCGCGGCACCGTCACCATCCCCGGCGCATTCGAGCTCGGCATCCGCGTGTTCGGCGACCTCGAACCCTACCGCGTCAAGGCCCGGTTCCGGTACCGCATGAACGACGGGAAGCTCACCCTCGGCTACCACCTCGACGACCCCGAGCGCAAGGTACGCGACGCCGTCGGGCTCGTCGTCGCCAAGGCGGAAGAGGCCTGCAAGGTCAAGATCATGCTGGGGCGGCCGTGACCGCCATCGCCGCAGACGGACGCCATCCGTCCACCCGGCAGATCGCCCGGTGGTTCGACTGGGAGGATCTGCGCCTCGGAAAGCCCAGGGACGTCTCCATGTCATGCGGGCAGCTCGCCCAGGACATGGTTGACGAGCTGCCGGACAGCCCTGAGCTCACCGCAGGCCTGCGTCACCTGCTCGAAGCCAAGGACTGCTTCGTGCGCGCCGCGATCGCCGCCCAGGAGACCTGACCCCGCAGACGCCTCCGGAGCCCCCGCCGGAGGTGATAGGGCTGCGCGGCCCGTTTCCACCCCCCCGGGCGGGCCGCGCAGCCCGCAGTCCTATCCGCCTGCGAAGGAGACAGGATCACTTGAGTGGCACGCCCCAACTGGGAGTACATCCGCGTCGACGTGCTGCTGCCCGAGCATCCCAAGGTCGAGGGACTGTCCGACAAGGCATTCCGCGCCCTGGTGACGCTCTGGTGCTACTGCGGGCGCCAGCGCACCGACGGCGCCGTCACCCGCAGGCAATGGGAAGCGTGGCCGGTTAAGGTGCGCGCCGAGCTCGTAGCTGCCGGGCTGGCGCGCCCGCTCGGCACCGGCGACGGCGCCGCCATGCATGACTTCCTCGAGCACCAGCGCTCGCGCGAGGAGATCGACGAGCTGTCCGCCAGGCGCAGCGACGCGGGACGGAAGGCAGCCGAGGCCAGATGGGGACGGAGGGATACCAAAACGCATGACTTACCGCATACCAAAACGCATGCGTGACGCATGCCGGTCGCACATGCGATTTCCATGCCTAGGCAGAGGCAGAGGCAGATACAACCCCGTGCCTGACGGCACGACGGTTGCAAGCAACTGCCTGTGAGCTGGATTGATAAATGTCCTGATCTGACGGTAACTGCAGTGGAGGTGAAATGCGCAAAGCCGAGATGAAATGTCACGGCTGCGGCTACGAAGGCCACTTCGAAAGCGAATGCCCGAACGCCGGAATTGACGCCAGCGGAAAGCCTCCGTGGTGCGGGATATGCGACGAGCGGACGCGGCTCATCCAGACCGGCAAGGGTCCTGCCCGCTGCCAGGAATGCCACCCGAACAGGCATAAGCAATTGCCGCAGCACCGGAAATGCCCGCGCTGCCACGTCACCGTCTACGAATGGGACAACGCGGAATGCGACGGCCACGCCGGGCCGGAAACACCCGACAGGCGGCCCGGACGGGAAACCATCGAACGGCTCGTCGGAGCCGAAAAGGAGAATGCGTGATGAGCGCCAGCAACTGGGACATCTGCCCTCGGTGCGTCCATCGCGCCGCGCAGGCCGCAGACCGCGAGGCGGACGCGCTCCGCGCCAGGTACGGGCATGTACCTCTCGACGAATTCGAGGCTGCCCGCGCCGCTATCCAGCCGGCCAGCCGCGAGAATTACCGGACGCTGCGCGAAGACTACGAAATCTACGGCGCCAGCACCGGAACGGTAACCGTGTCGTATGGCGCCAGCTGTGAGACTTGCGGCCTCGCGCTTGAATTCACCGACAAGCACCCGTTCAGCGGGCTCGAAAGGGAGAATGCGTGATGACGGAAAGCACGGACAAATACGAGGGATGGGCAATCCTCGAGCTCATGGGATGCCGCAGATTGATCGGCTACCTCACGGAGCAGGAAATAGCCGGGCGCGCATTCCTGCGGATCGACGTGCTCACAGAGCCGCCGGCGACGCAGTTCTACGGAGCTGAGGCCGTCTACTGCATCACGCCGGCGACCGAGGAAACGGCGCGCGCGGCGGCGAAACTCAACCGCGTCGCGCCTGTCCAGCGCTGGGAACTGCCCGCACCGCCGCAGCTGATCGTCAAGCCGGGCGACGACGAGGCCGACCTCGCCGGCGACGACCAGGCCGATGAGTACGCGCACCCGTTCTAGCCCGTGCCGAAGCGGTTCTGCATCTGCCGCGGATGCCCGGGCTGCGCCCCGGCTGGATGCGGTCGCCTGTTCGACCGCGACGCCACCGGGACGCAGCGCTGCCCCCGATGCCAGCCCGCCGCCACCGCCGCACGCCAGGCCCGCGGCAACACCGCGAGCAGAGGCTACGGCGCCGCCCACCAGCGGCTCCGGCGGCAGCTCGCGGACGCCTTCGTGGCAGGCCAGCCGTGCGTACGGTGCGGCAAGCCAATCGCTCACGTGGACGATGCGCAGCTCGGGCACGACGACCACGACCGCAGCCAGTACCGCGGGCTTGAGCATGTCCGCTGCAACGAGGCCACGTCAGGGCGGCGGTTAGCGTGCTCACCGTCATCACCGGCCCGCCCTGCGCGGGCAAAAGCACCTACCTGCGGCAGCATGCCGTCCCGGGCAGCGTCGTCATCGACTTCGACGACCTGGCGCAGGCGCTCGGCTCGCCTGTCACCCACGGCCACGACAGCTCCCACCACTGGGTCACCGTCGCCGCCCGCGGCGCGGCCATCACCGCGGCCATCGCTGCGCATCGCCGCGGCACGCCTGTCTGGATCACCGACACATCGCCGCCGCCCGCCAGGCTCAGGCAGTACCAGGCAGCAGGCGCGGAGCTCGTCCGGCTCACCGCCCCGGCCGCGGAACTGCACGCCAGGGCCGCAGCGGGCAGGCCGCCGGAGTGGCACGAGCGCATCGACCGGTGGCTAGCCGAGCATGGTCACGATGCGTAACGGAAGGCGGCGTGTTCGAATCATGCTATTGGCCATATCGAACACGGAACTAGTTAGCGGGGCTAACGGAATGCCGCTCGAACATGGCTCATGCGTAGCGATGTATTCGAATAATGGCGCTGATGTGCTACGATGCGCGCGAGTTTTTAGGCACGCCAGCCTCCCTGACCCGCACTCCCCCAAAGTCCCCCCCGGGTACCACTGGGCTCCGATTTTTAGCCTTGCTAACGTTCTGTATTTGCGCAGGTCAAAGCCACAATTCGACCAGATATCCATTAGCGCCGCTAACGGTTTCCGGTCGTTCGCGCCGCTAACGACTTTGCCGTCCCGGTTTTCGAATTTCTGCGGCACCGTTCGAATTTTTCCCGCTTTTGGTCACGTGGAGTAGCCGGATGCCGAGAGCCAAGAAGCCGGCCGGGACCGCCGTCGACCGCCGCAACGGCGAGCGCGCGTCGCTGCCCGCCGTCCCGCTGCCCCGCTTCACCCTGCCGCGCCGCTCCGACGGCCTGGACTACGACCTGCGGACCCGCCGCATGTGGAAGGCCCTGTTCGACGATCAGGCCCTGTCGTCGGTGCTGTCGCCGGTGGACCGTGAGCTGGTGATCCGCTGGGCGCAGGCGGTGGACGATCACCTGAAGGCGCTGGCCAGCGCGCGTGAGCGGCCGATCTCCAAGGGCAGCACGGGTCAGGAGGTCCCGTCGCCGCACTTCGCGATCGCCGCGCAGGCCATGGGCGTGGTCGTCGAGTGCGAGCGGCAGATCGGGATCGGCGCGCTGAACCGGGCGCGGCTGGGGATCGCGATCCTGGCCGAGCGGGCGTCGCTGGCCGACCTGGCCAGCCGTTTCGACGGAGGGAGCACCGGAAATGAGCCAGACCCCAGACTCGGATGACGACGAGTGCCCGGCGCGCTACTACTTCCCGGACGGCAGCAGTGCCGGCTGCGAGCGGTTCGTCCACGTGGGCACCGATCAGCCGAAGCCTGACGAGCACCTGTGCGGGGTCACGCTCCGGTGGGCTGGCGAGCGCGGCGGCGATGACCTCAGCCCGGAGGGGCTCGAGGAGCTGAAGGCGCGGTTCCTGGCCGCTATCGAGCGCGGCGGGCCGCCGGTCGTCCCGCCGCCTCCGGATGAGCTACTCGCGGCGCTGGCGAAGCTGGCGAAGCTGGAGACGCTAGCGCGGGAGATCCACAAGAACGCCAGCCGCAGCGACTACGGCGACGGCCGCTGGGAGATGGCGAGGCGCATCCTGGACGTCCTAGATGGCGATTGACCCGCCGTGCCCTGACTGCGGCTGGTCGCCTCCGCCGGGCCAGCTGTGGCCGACCGAAGGCCGCCGGGCGGTCTGGTGGATGCAGAACTTCGTCATCTGCGGCGAAGGGGACTGGTACGGCAAGAAGATCGTGCTGCGCCCGGACCAGAAGCGCAGCCTGTACCGCTGGTACGAGCACTGCGGCGGCTGCGGCCACTGGCGTTACTCCCAGTGGGTCCGCAGCGAGGCGACCGGCGGCGGGAAGACGACGTTCATGGGCGGCGTCGAGGTCCTGGAGCTCGGCGGCCCGCCGGAGATCGTCCCGGTCAGCCCGAACATCGTGTCCGCGGCCAACAGCTGGGACCAGGCGAACAAGCTGTTCGGCGCCGCGAGCGTGATGTGCGGCGGCCAGGGCCGCAAGGTGCTCGAAAGCCCGCTCCGCGAGTACTTCGAGGTGTACGACAGCAAGATCCTGCGCTCGGACGGCCGCCCGGGCGAGATTTCCCGCGTCGCCGCGGTGGCGGCGACGAATGAGGGCGGCCTTCCGTCGCTGCTGGTGTGCGACGAGGTCCACGAGTGGGGCGACGTCGGCGAGGGCCGCGCCCGCCTTCACGTGGTGATCGGCAAGTCGACCAAAAAGCGCCGTCTCCGCTGTGAAATCCCGCAGAAGGACGGCCCTCCGCGCGTTATCGAGCGCGGTTCCGGCCGTATCATCGACATTTCCACGGCCGGTTTCGACGTGGACGCGAGCCTGTTCGGCCGGATGTACAAGCAGGGCAAGCGTGTCGAGAAAGACCCAGCCGTCGACCCGCGGCTGCTGTTCGAGTGCTGGGAAGCGCCTGACGGCCTGGACCTGGAGAAGCCCGAAGACCGCGAGACGGCCGTCCGGGCGGCCAGCCCGGCCGCTGACATCCTGTGGGACGTCAGGGAGCGGGTGCGCGAGTGGGACAAGCCCGAGCTAGAGCATCACGAATGGACGAGGTATTTCGCTAACAAGTGGGTCGCCATTGCTGCGGACTCCTGGCTAGTCGACCACCCGGCCGCGTGGGGTGCCTGTAAGGGCACCTGGGAGCTCAACGGCGACGAGATGACGGTCCTGGCCGTCGACATGTCCCTGAAGCACGACAGCACGGCGGTGGTCGAGGCGGCGCTGCTGGAGGACGGCCGGACGGCGGTCACCGCGAAGATCTGGAATCCGGGCGACGGCAAGGTGAATCACAAAGAGGTGTTCGACTACATCGTCGAGCGGGCGGAGGCCCTCGCTGACCGGTTCCTCGGCCTGGTGTACGACCCGCGGTATTTCGAGCTCGCCGCCCGCCAGGCGGAGGAGGATCACGAGCTGCTGGTGATCGAGTTCGACCAGTGGACGATCATGGCGCAGGCGGTGGGGGAGACGTTTGAGCAGATCATCAAGGGGCGGCTGGTGCACGACGGCGACCCGGACCTGTCCCGGCATGTCCGGTCGGCGGTCAAGAAGCAGCAGGAGCGCGGTTTCACTCTGAGCAAGAGCAAGAGCCGCTGGAAGATCGACGGGGCGGTGGCCATGTGCATGGCGACCTGGACTTTGACGCAGCAGACATCTATCGAGGACACAATCTGGTGACTAATAAAACTAATAATTCAGGGCCGAGGTACGAAACCGCCTATGAGCTGGGTCAGCGCATCGGCCATACCGATAGTGTCGTCTGCGCTGACTGTGGCGTATTCGTCATGGACAAGACCGCGCACACCCGGTCCCACTCGATCATGAGCAGCTGGGCCTGGATGCTGGCCGTGCTGAAGACCGCGCACGTGGCCGCGCACATCCACGACAAGTACGACGTGGTTGAGCGCATCGACAGCAGGAAGTTCGACAACTGGAGCGCCGACGCGCTGGCCGAGGTGACCGGAAAGCCGTGAGCAATCGCGCTGTGCACGCCGCTGCCAGGCTCGCGGGCACGGCGGTCAGGATCACCCGCCGCCCGCTCCGCTCTGCGGCCAGGGCCGCGCCCGGCCTCGCCGGGGCGGCGGGTATCGCCGTCGGCCTCGGCCAGGTGGCGGGGCATGTGTTCGGCCGCGGGCTGACGTGGTGGGTGGCGCTGGCGGTCGGCGGCGGCTTCGCGTTGTGGATCGGCTCGGACATCAACCGCGTCCCGCCCGCGCCACGACGCGACGAGGAGTAGCTAGCGCCCCCGGACAGCCTGTGGTATGGCAAGCTTTCGTTCTAGGCGCGTGCAAAACCGGAGGCGGGTGAGGCGTGGGCATCTTCGTGCGCGAGCGGTCCCGTAACCCGGCCTCCGAGCAGCGCATGCTCACGTTCATCTCCCCGCCGCTCGGTGCGTACACGCAGGCGCTGGCGGACAATTCGGCGGGTGATCCCGACGGCGCGATGCGCCATGACGCCGTGTGGGGCTGCACTAACAAGATCGCCCTGTCGATGTCGATGATGCGCCCGCTGCCCTACAAGGGGCCGATGGTCGGCCATGGCCAGGCGACCGCCCTGGATCCGCCCCAGGTCCTGATCAAGCCGGGCTCGGACATGCGGATGTCGGAGTTCACGTACGCGGCGTGGGTGAGCAAGCTGCTGCGCGGGAACGCGTTCGGGATCATCGCGGCGCGGGACGGCAGGACGATGCGGCCATCGCAGATCGAGCTGCAGCACCCGGACGAGATGAAGGTCCGCAGGCTGCAGCGCGCCACGGCTGACCAGGCCGCTGGCGAGTACGAGTACCGGCTTCGCGGCCAGGTGGTGGACCCGGCGACGGTGTGGCATGACGCGATCTACCGGATGCCCGGGTCGCGGATCGGCATGTCGGTGATCCGGTACGCGAGCATGGCGACCCGTACCGGCCAGGCGGCGGAGAGGTTCGGCCTGGACTACTTCGACGGCGGCGGCCACCCGACGGCGGTGCTGACGAACAAAAACACGAATAAAATCAACCAGGAGCAGGCGCAGAAGGTCAAGGACACCTTCATGGCGGCGCTGCACGGCTCCCGCGAGCCGGTTGTGATGGGCGGAGGCTGGTCGTACCAGTCGGTCCAGATCTCGCCGGAGGAAAGCCAGTTCCTGAACACGCAGGCCGTGTCGGGGGAGAAGATCTGCCGGTTCTTCGGCATGAAGCCGCAGCATCTCGGCATCGCCCCGTCGGGCAGCTCGCTGACGTATGCGAACCTGGAAGATAACCTGGCCGATTTCCTCACCTTCCCGATGACGCCGTGGATCGTGGAGTGGGAAGAGGTGCTGTCCGATCTGACGCCCGTCGGGCAGTACGTGAAGTGCGACACGTCGCCGCTGCTGCGGACCAAGTTCCTGGAGCGGATGCAGGCCTACCACATGATGATCGGCTCCAGGGCGTTCACCCAGGACGAGATCCGGTCGATGGAGGACTTCCCGCCGCTGACGGACGAGCAGAAGGCGGAGATCGACGCGATGCCGATGGTGCCCCCGATCCCGGGGCCGAAGACAGGAAACTGATCATGGAGCAGCGGTGGGACGGCCCGGCGCAGGTCGCCAAGCTTGGCGATGACCCGTCAAAGAGCCAGATCAACGCCCTGTTCGCCATTCCCGGCGACACGAAGTCCGATAGCTCGCTGCCGCATCACGCGGTGAGCGCGGACGGGACGGTCGGGGCACCCGACGAGGACGGGTGCACCGCGGCGATCGCCGCGCTGAACGGCAGCCGCGGCGGGGTATCGGCGACGGCGGCGCAGAAGAACCGGGCGTACAGCCATCTTGCGTCGCACCTGCGGGCGATGGGCATTGACCCGCCGGAGAAGAAGTTCGCCGCGCCCGCCCCTCCGGCCGGCCTGGAGCTTCGGGCGCAGCGGCGGCTGGGGATGCGGGGCGTGCCGGAGCGGATCGCGCTTCAGTTCGGCGCCGGCGGGATGGAGATGCGAGCGAAGGCGAACGGCACCGGCGGCACGGCATTCCACTTCACCGGCTATGCCGCCGTCTACGATTACCCGTTCGAGATGTGGGACTTCTGGGGCGATGAGTTCGTAGAGAAAGTCGCCCAGCAGGCGGGGCAGCGGACCCTGGCCAACGGCTGCGACGTGCCGTTCCTGGTCGGCCACAACGACGCGGGGATCCCGATGGCCCGGACCAAGTCCGGGACGATGACCCTGGGCGAGGACACCCATGGCCTGCACGTCGACGCGCCGGGCCTGGACGGGTCGGTCGAGCAGATTCGCCAGCTGGCCTCTGCGGTCGAGCGGGGCGACATGGACGAGATGTCGATGGCATTCATGACGGTCCGCCAGGACTGGTCACCGGACTATATGGAGCGCACGATCCTGGAGTACGACCTGCACAAGGGCGACGTGTCAGTGGTGGTGTTCGGCGCCAATGACGGCACGGCAGGGTCGTCGATGGTAGCGTTCCCGTCCGAGCAACTGCACCTGCGCCGCCCGGTGGGGATGCTGCGGAACCGGCGCCCGGGCGAGCGGCGGGCGGCCGACGAGATCATCGACAACGGCGGCCCGCCGGACAGCAACATCGCAGCCAACGGGCTGACCCAGGTGAAGTGCCCGTACACGGTCGCGAACGGCTGCGGGAAGATGAACGCGGGCAACGCGAACTTCTGCGACGGCTGCGGCGGCCCGCTGTACCAGGGGGATGGGACGCTGGTCCTGGACGACTCCGGTGTCGTCGAGCCCGAAGGGTCCGGCGCCGATGACGACCAGCTGGCGGCGCGGCGGCGCGAGCTGGAGCTGCTTGCGCTCAGCGCCTGACGGCATCTATCCTGGCCGCGTTACGGGCATGATCAGGTAGTCCCGCAGCACGCCAGGAACTGGCTCTCAGCTCTCCGGCAGGATGGCTGTACCCGGTGCCCGCGGCCCCGCTGCACACGAGATGACGCGCCCACGTCGATGCATCTCTCGTGAAGGGGACGCCTCCCGTGGATGAGCTGATCCGCAAGCTCCAGGAACGCCGCGCCAAGCTGGCTGAGCGCCGCGACGCCCTGCTGAAGACCGCCGGGGAAAACATCGACTGCTCGACTGACGAGCAGCGCGCCGCCTACAAGAAGGCGACGGAGGAAACCCGCGGCATCGGCTCGGACCTGAAGGACCTGGACGCCGAGCTGGCCGAGCTCGTCGAGCAGCGCGACCGGGACCGGCGCGCCGCGGAACTGCGCCGGCAGACCGGCGACACCGGCCCCGACACCGGCAGCGCGGGCGGCGGCCAGGTCACGGTCACCTCCGAGCCGATGACGTACGGCGAGTACTCCGGCCACTCGTACTTCCTCGACCAGGCCCGCGTCCACTTCCGCAAGGGTGACGCGGACGGCGGCTGGGGCGAGGCCCAGAAGCGCCAGGAGCGGCACGAGGCCGAACTGCGCGTCGAGATGCCCAAGCGCATCGAGAAGCGCCGCAGGGAAGCCGATGCCCGCATCGAGCGCGCGCTGTCCGGCGAGGGGCACGGAAAGTCGCGGCGCGAGCAGCGCCAGGCACGCCTGGAGCGGCGCACCTACGAGCGGTTCCTCGCCGCGGGCGGCAAGATTTACGAGCAGCGGATCATCTCCCGCACCGATGGCCAGGGCGGCTATGAGGTCCCGCCGCTGTGGCTGGTCGACCAGTACATCGAGTACCTGCGCGCGGGCCGCACGTTCGCTGACCTGTGGCACAACTTCCCGCTGCCCACGGGCACCGACTCGATCAACATCCCCCGGTTCGTGACCGGCACGGCGACGGGCACGCAGCCCGGCGACGGCGCCCCGGTGCCGGGCCGGGACGCCGCGGACAACTTCGTGCAGGCCCGCGTGATGACGGTGGCCGGGCAGGAAGACGCGGCGATGCAGCTGCTCGACCAGTCGCCGCTGAACTACGACGAGATCATCTTCGCCGACCTCTCGGCTGACTACAACATGCAGGTCAGCGCGCAGCTCATGCTCGGCTCCGGTTTCCCGCAGCTGAACGGCCTGTACCCGGCGGGCGTCCTCGGCTCCTCGGTCGGCGCCTCGACGGCCGGGTTCGTCACCCAGGCGACCGGCACGACCACCGCGCAGTGGACCGGCGCGGCGTCGTACTACACGGCGCTGGCGCAGCTGACGTCGCAGATCAGCCGGAACAGGTTCCTGCCGCCGTCAGGGCTGGCCACCAACCCGGCGGTCTGGTACGCGCTGGCGGCGTCGGTGGACACGACCGGCCGCCCGCTGGTCGTCCCGGCGCAGCAGGGCGCGAACTTCAACCAGGCCGCGGGCGACGCGGACGGCCCGGTCAGTGAGGGCCTGGTCGGCCACATCCTGGGCCTGCCCTGGTATGTCGACCCGAACATCCCGCTGACGTTCGGCGGGACGGTCGCCCCGTACATCGGGGCGATCTCCAACGGGCACACCGCCCCGGTGCAGGGATCGGGCGGCAACCCGGTCTTCACCCCGGCGATCGCCGCCCGCTTTGCCGACCTGTTCTTCTGGGAAGGCGACATGCGCACGCGCGTCCTGTCCGAGGTGCTGTCGGGCTCGCTCGCGGTCCGCTTCCAGCTGTACGCCTACTGCGCGTCGATGGCGAACCGCTACCAGGACGCCAGCGGCAACCTGCTGGCGTACGGCAACGTCAACTCCGGCACCACCCAGGGCGCGGCCCTGTCCCAGGGCACCAACGGCGGCCTCGTCAACTTCTGACGCCCCCTATCTGATCCAGCTAAGGGAGAGGAACTCCACATGTCTGATCTGGCCGGGGGCCGTTACCCCGACAGCGAGGAAGAGTGGCTGCTCGACGGGCAGCCCTCACCCCCGTTCCGGCGGACGATCAGCCGCCGGGACATCGTCGCATCGGCGGCGTTCATCCCGACGGTCACCGCGCTGAACGTCTACGCGGTGCCGGTGCAGGCCGGCGACATCTTCAGCTTCGTCAGCTTCCTGGTGAAGACGGCGGGCGGCACCCTGACCCACTCGTGGGTGGCGGTGTACAACGGCGTGGCGACCGGCGCGGCGCTGCTGGCGCAGGTGGCGGACAACACCACGGCGACCGGCTGGGCGGCGACGGCGCAGAAGCTGCAGCTGGCCTCGGTGGTATCCAACGTGGGCACGGTCGGCACCCCGCAGGGCCCGTCGACCGCGGCGATCGTGGCGCAGGGCCCGGCGGTGTGGGGCATCGCGTTCTACCAGTCCGGGACGACCGGCAACACGGTGGACGGGATGAGCTCCAGCGCCGTGGCGGGTGCCGTGGCCGTGACCGGCCAGGTGCCGTTCTACTCGACCGGCACGCTGGCGGCGACCGGCACTGCCCCGGCGGTGCTGCCGACGATGGCCGCGGCTGTCGGCGGCATCCCCTATCTCGCCCTGTCCAGGGCCTGATGAGCGACCGCGCGCACGTGCTCGGGCGCCTGGAGGCCGAGCGCCGCCAGGCGATCGGGTGCTTCGAGTACCAGCGCGCGGCCGAGCTGCAAGCCCAGATCGCCCGGCTGTCCGCGGGGACGGCCGTGAACCCCTCCAAGGAGACCAATGGACCTGGTAGCGATGCTGAACGACGTCAAGGCCCACTTCGAGCACGGCGGGCAGCTGGCGGAAAGCCACCTGCCGTCGCTGCTGCACGTGGCGGGCGTGATCTCGGGTGACCCGTTCGTCCAGGCGGCCATCAACACGGCGCTGTCGGACTCGGGCAAGGCGATCGTGGCCGACCTGATGACCCGGCTGGAGGCGCTCGAGGCGCAGCACGCGCAGGCAGCCGCGGCGGCGCTGGAGGCGGCGGTCCCTGCCGAGCCGTCCGACGCCGCCGCGGCCCCGGCCTGACGGAAAGGAAGCCCCTCCAATGGCTGCACAGGACATCAAGGCCAAGACCGAGCTCTGGGTCATCGACGAGATCAAGAAGCAGGGCCTGGGCGAGGACTTCGGGTTCGCCGTCACGTGGGGCCCGGCCCCGGCGCAGACGCCGCAGGGCGTGGTCGTGGCGCCGGGGTGGCGCCTGCTGCTGACGTGCGCGAACCCGCTGCTCGGCGAGGGCGAGCTGTACCACATGGGGCAGCTGGGCGCGCCGCGCCCGAAGGAGGCCGATGTCCGCCGTGAGGTGGCCAGCGGCATAAGCCAGCTGCGCGACCTGGCGAAGTCGAAGATTTCCGGGGCGAACGGCCACGCTGCGGCCGCGGTGCCCGGCTGACGCCGGGACGCCCCGGGGTGTGCGGAGGGGCTGCCCACGGGCGTCCCGGTCAGATGAAGTGGAGGTGAGCGGTGGTCTTCTACGCAGGCGGCCAGGTCCCGCTCACTTTCACCCTGACCGACGCACTCGGCCAGCCGGTGAACGCCGTGGCGACGCCGCCCGTCGTGACTGTGACCTTGCCGGACCTGACCACGGCCACGCCCGCGGTGAGCAACATCGGCACCGGCCTGTACCGGGCCGCGTACAAGACCGTCCAGGCCGGGCATCACGAGGTGGCGTGGACATGCGCGGACGCGACCTACCCGGGCGGCCACGCCGACGAGTTCGACGTCTGGTCGACCGCCTCGACGAACGTGCTGAGCCTGGCCGACGCCAAGGGCATCCTGTCGATCGCGCCTTCGAACACCGCGTATGACGATCTCGTCGAGAAGGTCAACGGCTCGATCACCGCGTGGCTGGAGTGGTACTGCGGCGCGATCGTCCCGCAGGCGGTGACGGAGGAGCTGCGGGTCGGCGGCATGGTGACGCAGCTGTCCCGGCCGCCGGTGATCAGCCTGACGGCCTGGACGTCGGTCCCGGCGCAGTTCTCCGCGGATACCTCGCGCGTGGTGCCGACGCCGCCGAGCCCGATGTTCCCGGTGATGGTCTTCGGCGTGACCTACCCGCTCTCTCAGCTGTACGCGGACCCGGTGAAGGCCACGGTGCGGCACACGTCGGGCCTGCCGTTCTACTACGGCCCGTACATCTGGCAGTACCAGGCGGGCCGCGCGCTGATCCCGCAGGGGATCAGGTTCGCGGCGTCGGTGACGCTGCGGCACCTGTACGGCCTGGAGCGCGGCGGCGCGGGCGTCGCCGCGGCGGGCGCGGCGGACGAGGAGACCGTCCAGACTCCGTTCGGTTTCGCCGTCCCCAACAGGGCGATCGAGGCGCTGACCCCGTTCGGGAACCCGGCGGCGATCGCATGAGCGTGCTCGCCTTCTACTTCGGGTGGCCGCTCGGGGCGGTCTGGTCGAACCTGCTCGCGTCGGCGATCTGCGCGCTGCTGGTGTGGTGGCGGGTGCGGGCCCGGATGATCGCCCACCACGCCGAGCAGCTGGCCCAGGCCGCCCGGCATCACGCGGAGCTGAAGCGGCGGCACGACGAGCTGATGGCCCATGTCACGGCGGTCGGCTCGCATGTCCTGACGTCGGCGGTCCCGGTCCCGCAGCAGCTGCTCGACGACATCGCGAACGCATCGAAGGGCAAGCCGGGCGGTGAGCGGCCGTGACCGTGCTGACCGACCTGACCAGCCAGGTCATCGGCTACCTGCTCGCCCAGGCGGCGTCGAGCCCGGCGCTGGGCGCCGCGCCGGTGCCGGTGGCGGTCATCGACGGGCAGCCGGTCACGCAGGACGTCCTGGTGGTGAACGAGACGGGCCTGACACAGCGGCTGTGGGTCGGCTCGCCGGGGTTCACCGAGTCCGGGCTGTCCGCGGCGGCCACGTCGCACCAGGGGTTCGCGTTCCTCGACCAGGCCCGCACGCGCGACCTGGATTTCGACGTGCAGTGCGCGGCCGAGGCGGTGGCGGGCCTCTCGGTGATGGCAGAGGCGCGGGACGGCGCGTTCGGCGTGCTGCGCGCGGTGGAACTGATGCTGCGCGGGTCGCCGGGCACGACCCCGCCGAGCTCCGGCGACGCCTCGATGGGGGGGCTCGTCTACTGGTCCGAGGTCACCGGGCCGATCGAGCTGGAGCAGGAGCAGGCGCAGTCCGGGGCGATCGCCCTGGTGAAGTTCCACGTCACGGGCTACGTGAGGTTGACGTCATGACAGGAGACTCAGTGCAGAAGCCATCGGTTGGCCGGATCGTCCACGTGACCGTGGACCCGAGCCGCAACAACGGCGCCGACGTCGCGCCCGCAGTCATCACCCGCGTGTGGGGCGACAACTGCGTCAACCTGCGCGTGCTCTACGACGGGCCGCCCGTCGCGCCGGAGCACCATCACCGGCAGGACTGGCTCACGTCCTGGCCGCTGCATGAAAGCCGCGAGGCGATGGAGGCTGCGCACGCCGAGCAGGCCGAGCAGCTCGGCCATGTCGTCACGCGGTCCGGCGCGTTCTGGCCGCCGAGGGTCTGAGGAGAGCGATGCGAAGGGTGAGATGCGTCAGCCCGCACGGCGGCGCGCACCACGGGATCCGGGCGGATAACGAGCTGCCCGCGCAGGAGGGCTATCAGGGTGCGCTCATCGTGCCGCCGAACGAGGGCGGCTGGGTGGATAACGCGGTGCTCGGCCGGGTCGCCGTCGGCGATGAGGTGGATGCGCCGGAGCCGCCGGAGTTCATCTGCGACGGCTTCCACTTCGTGAACGAGGGCGGCGGCCCGGACATCTGCGCGGGTGGCGGCGGCTGCTGGTGCGGAGGCTCGCATCACGGCAACGTCACCGTCACCGCCGGCGGCCCTGTCAGCGGCCCCGGAGGGGGCGGCGGGGGCGCGGCCTTCACCGGCACCAGCGGCACGCTGGCTGACCTGCTCAGGAAGGGTGACATCTGATGGCGCTCCCGTCCGGTCTTGCCGCCTCCGCCGGGTTCGCGACGGAAACGGTGCAGGGCACCGCGCAGACCCCGAACCACTGGCTGGAGATCAACTCCGAGACGAACAAGCTGGGCAAGCAGACCGTCACCGGGCAGGGCCTGCGGGCGGGCGGCCTGTTCGAGCGGACGTCGCGGCGGGTGGTGACGCACTGGACGCCGTCCGGCGGCCTGGTGTTCGACGCGCCGTTCCACGGCATGGGCTTGCTGTGGCAGCACATGCTCGGCTCGTTCGGCACGTTCTCCTCGATCGTGCAGCAGTCGGCGACGACGGCGTACCTGCAGACGCACACGCCGGGCCCGCTGACGGGCAAGACCCTGACCCTGCAGGTCGGCAAGCCCGACAGCAGCGGCACCGTCCGCCCGTTCACCTATGTCGGCGCCAAGGTCGCCGACTGGATGCTGACGACGGAGCTAGGCAAGATCGCCCTGTTCACGGTCAACTTCGACCACTGGCAGGAATTGTCGCCGGATAACCCGCAGGGCACGTCCGCGGGCCCGGCGCTGACCGCCCCGACGTACACCAGCGGTGAGCAGTTCTTCCACTTCCGCCAGGGGGTCCTGTACAACGGCGGCACGCTGTCGAACGCCGGGTCGAACCCCACTATCACGTCGCTGGCCACGCCGACGGCGGCCGGGTACGTCAAGAAGTGCGAGATCAAGTGCCAGAACGTGCTCGACAGCACCCGGTTCTTCCTGGGCGGCACCGGCGGCAGCACCGTCGCCGGGGTGAAGGGCGACCAGCTGGAGAACGGCTTCCGGAAGATCACGGGCCAGCTGGACGTCGAGTTCGCCAGCCTGGCGGCGTTCTACGACGCTTACGCGGGCGACACCACGTCGACCTTGCAGCTGATCTTCACCGGCCCCATCATCGCCAGCACGTTCGCCTACACGCTGAACATCCTGATCCCGAACATCAAGTTCGACAACGACAGCCCGCAGGTCGGCGGCCCGGGCGTCGTCAACACGGCGATGCCGTTCAGCGGCCTCGACCAGGAGACATGGAACCCCGTCCAGGTGCAGTACATGAGCACGGACACGGCGTTCTGAGGTGGCGGACAGGCTGCGGGAGGCCGCGCAGGTCATCGCGGACCAGGCGAAGCTCAACGCGGCGGCCTGGTCGAAGCAGATCCCGCCGTCGATCCGGGTGTCCGGCAGCTATCCGGAGGTCGTCATCCGGGCGTCGGCGCCGCCCGCGTACCCGAACGAGATGCCGGACATCTGGCATCCGGTATTCGGCCGCCGCGGCACTGAGCGGTTCGCCAAGCCGCGGGTGAAGAACAAGCACCGGCCGTTCCTGGCCCCGGCCGCCGACGAGGGGGCCAACAAGGCGCTGGAGAAGTTCGCGCAGCTCATCGACGACTGGGCCATCAAGGCAGGGTTCCGGTAGGAAGGACAGCCCCTCCATGGAAGACATCAAGATCCCCGAGATCACCGAAGTGCAGCGCCTGCGGCTCGAACCGGGCGACAAGGTCGCCGTGCGCGTGCCTGACCGGATCAGCGCGCAAAGCGCGGACTTCATCAAGGAGCACGTCAGCGCCGTCCTGGGCATCGGCCCGGACTCGGTCCTGGTGCTGGGTTCCGGCATCAGCCTCGCGGTGGTGACCCCGTGAAGATCGAATACGACGGCCGGGCGTGGGATTTCGACGTCGAGGACATTCCCGTCAGCCAGTGCGAGGCGGTCGAGAAATACGTGCCCTCCAAGGGCATGGGCGACTGGTACAACCAGCTCGACGCCGGGCACACCAGGGCGGTCATCGCGCTGTGGTGGGTGCTCCGCAAGCGTGCGGGCGAGGCGGGCGCCATCTCGCAGCCCGGCGATGACTTCCGGCCGCTGAGGCTGCTGAGCGCGTTCAACGCCGCACTGCGGGCTGAGGCCGAGGCCGCCGCGGCGGCCGAGGCCGAGGCGGAGGCTGAGCCGGACCCTACGACGCCAGCGGTTTCGTCACCGGCACCGTCCGCCGCTACCACGATGACGACGGGCGTCGCACCCGCAACGCTGTCCCTGCCTGGATAACCCGTGTCCTCGACGGGAGCGTCACGCAGCTGCGCGCGGAGTACAGCTTCGCTCTCGCGCGGCTGTGCGCATGCCCGCCGCCGACTGCCCTGTCCCTGTCGCTGCTCGACTTCGCCCGGCTCGTCGACGGGATCGACCAGTACGACGCCGAGATGCGCCGCGCGGCCAGGGGGTGACCCGTGGCTCTCGTGAAGACGGTCGAACTTCGCATATTGGCTAATGCGGGCGACGCTCAAGCCAAGCTGGACGAAATCGACGCCGAGGCCAGGAAACTGGACGGCCAGGCGATCCGGATGCGGTTCCGGGTCGACGACGCCGCCGGGAAGGCGCAGTTCGACGAGCTCCGCGCCCGGGCCCTCCAGCTGGGCCTGTCCGACGTCGTCATCAAGGTGAAGACCGACGGCGCCGGCAAGGCCATCGCCGACCTGACGGCGGTCAGGACGCAGGCGGCCACGCTGAAGGACCTCGAGGTCAAGGTCAAGGTCAAGGCGGATGAGGGCAGGTTCGGCGGCCTAAAGCCCGGGACGATAGGGGGCGGCGGTCCCGCGTGGCTGGGGCCGCTGCTGCTGGCGCTCCCCGCGGTCGCCACCCTCACCGGCGTCGCCGCGGGCGCCACGGTCGCGCTGGGCGGCGCGTTCGTGGCCGCGGGCGGCGCCGTGGCCGCGTTCGGCGCCGTCGCCAAGCCGGTCCTGGCCGGGGCGCTCAAAGCCGAGCAGGCCGTCAACA